TGATGGAATATGTACCCAAACTTAGTGTCGTGTTCGGGGTCAATGTCTTCTTCATGGATACCTACTACCGGTGGTGGTGCACCATCCGGCACAGATACAACATATGGATATCCTGCCTCGATGCAGGATAACGTATCCATCTCGCCTTCCGTGACGACAAGAGAGACCGACCCGTCCTTGAGGCAGGGTTTTGCCAACACATTGGCGTTCCAGAAACATTTGATGCCATTCGGTTTCTGATAGAACCTCTTGCCCGCCGCCCGGTATTTCGCATTCACTTCCTCCGTGCCTTGAAGATATGGATAAACGGCTATCTGCCCCTCGGGGTCAGGCAGTACCGTGAAACTATCGCCATTTTGGTGATGCCGCCCGCTGTAAACGCCTGTAAGTCTTAGTGTTTCCTCCGATATCCCCCTGCCTGCGAACCATTTTGCGATCATCGCGCTGATTGCGTGTTCCATCTGCCCACCCACAGTTTTTGCAATTCAATGCGAAGCCGTCCGCATCAACTTTAACTGACAGGCAGGGATCACGCTTGTGTTTTCTGTTGTTGGAACACCTTGGGCAGGTGGTCTTCCATTGAGACCTACCAGCCCTAGAAGTTATCCCCAGCTTTCGGAGGGCTTCTTCGGTTGTCATCTATCAAACAGCCACCCCTTTTTAGTTGGTGGTCGTTTGATTATATCAAACATTAAAAATGACATAGCATCATCTGGACTGTTCTTTTGATTATATATAACTTTATCCATATCCCTCCTAATTTCAATCTCTGTAATGGCCTCTTTTTGTGAGAGAGAGGGGCCACCACGCTCTAAAATAGACTCACGCCACTTAGTGACTATAGATGCCGTAACATCATACCGAACATTCTGGACAATTATATACGTCCCTAGATCAGCAACCGGACTTTCTTCAATCAGTGGAACAGACATTTGGTTGATTTCCTTGGAATTTACCTTTTGAAAAATATGAGAAACCTTACCTTCAAGATGAAATAGCACATTAATAGCCCTATTTACCCAGTCGTGAACGTCTTCTCCTGTGCGATTACTACAAAGTTCCGCTATGAACCATGCTTCCCCAAGCAGGTCTTTGTCTTCCTGTGTTAGGTTTTTGGTAATCTTTCCAGTCATTTTAATCCTCCTGAAGAATTTTGGACAAGAGCGATAGCCGCCCCACATAAGAGTATGGGCTATATGTAGATTCGGACTGTGCCTATTATAAAACTGATGTAGGCCAACATCACCAAGATGGCATTCCCTGCATATGAATACGGTATCATTTAACCATTCTCGCCCCTCCCGTTCATAGGTTTTATGATGACAGTCCATTGATTGCGGAAGAAACCGTTTGGCAAAAATCCGTTTGTCAAAAGGTTTCTCGCATATATAACATTTTTCAGGCTTCTCTCTTTTAGCCTTGATCCGTTTATACCGAGACCATCGGTCGGTAAGTCTATACTCTATTTTCATGGTCTCCAATCTGTCTTATCTCCGGTCCCTTTACCGATATTACAGTCTTCACATAACACCTGCAAATTATCGATGTCTAGAGCCAGTTCCGGGAATTTAGAGCGCGGTTTGATATGATCCACATGTAATGGATTATCAGGCGCTGCACGAGCGCCACAACACTGACAATGACCACCCCACATAACCAGCGCCCGATATCGTACAGACAGCCACGCCTCTGATTTATAGAATGATTCTCCTGTTTCAATTCTGGTGATAGTGCGAACTTCGAGAGCGATTTTTTTGCGGGCTCGTTCAAGTTTAGCTTTGTTAAACTGATGCATTCGCAGAGCAGCACGGTCTGTCTTTTTGTCTGTCATTCGGTGGTCTCCAAGTAAGATTTATTGACCTTTCTATATGTCTTGAAACACTATTGGCCTCCGCAAGAGCTACGGCCAACAGCGTTTCTGGCGACCCACTTCCGCTGCGCTGAACCTAGATTTGAGGGCTTCAGCGGGCACACTTCGCCTTAAGCAGGCGAAGGTGTTTATGAACCTGAGTTATCGGGAACACAAGACACACTGGTATGGCAAGTTTTAGGCCGGGGTCAGCCGGTCGGCCCACTTGCTGCTTCATTCTGACGGCGGGGATACTGGCCATACCAGCGACATTGCATCCCGTGCTGGGAACACCGTTCCAGCGTCCAACTTTTAGACCCGGTGCCCTCCGGTTTGTTCCATGCTGGTCCGAACGTCCCAGATCAATCGCCCCAAAGGGATGGCTATGTTGACTTCTCGACTTAAGCTGATATCAAAGACCTGCGCCCCTCCATGGCGCATGAGGCCGGTACCGGGTTTCTCCCTCGGTATCCGAGGAAGACTCCCCCGCCTGAGATTACTCGGCGGGGGCTTTTTTTAAACAAATGGTCGCCCAAATGCTCCACAATATCCTGCTCCCTCATGTCCTCGCCACGCCATACATTCATCTGCGATACAGCGGCATCCAATTGGATGCCGCTGTATCGCAGATGAATGTATGGCGTGGCGAGGACATGAGGGAGCAGGATATTGTGGAGCATTTGGGCGACCATTTGTTTAAAAAAAGCCCCCGCCGAGTAATCTCAGGCGGGGGAGTCTTCCTCGGATACCGAGGGAGAAACCCGGTACCGGCCTCATGCGCCATGGAGGGGCGCAGGTCTTTGATATCAGCTTAAGTCGAGAAGTCAACATAGCCATCCCTTTGGGGCGATTGATCTGGGACGTTCGGACCAGCATGGAACAAACCGGAGGGCACCGGGTCTAAAAGTTGGACGCTGGAACGGTGTTCCCAGCACGGGATGCAATGTCGCTGGTATGGCCAGTATCCCCGCCGTCAGAATGAAGCAGCAAGTGGGCCGACCGGCTGACCCCGGCCTAAAACTTGCCATACCAGTGTGTCTTGTGTTCCCGATAACTCAGGTTCATAAACACCTTCGCCTGCTTAAGGCGAAGTGTGCCCGCTGAAGCCCTCAAATCTAGGTTCAGCGCAGCGGAAGTGGGTCGCCAGAAACGCTGTTGGCCGTAGCTCTTGCGGAGGCCAATAGTGTTTCAAGACATATAGAAAGGTCAATAAATCTTACTTGGAGACCACCGAATGACAGACAAAAAGACAGACCGTGCTGCTCTGCGAATGCATCAGTTTAACAAAGCTAAACTTGAACGAGCCCGCAAAAAAATCGCTCTCGAAGTTCGCACTATCACCAGAATTGAAACAGGAGAATCATTCTATAAATCAGAGGCGTGGCTGTCTGTACGATATCGGGCGCTGGTTATGTGGGGTGGTCATTGTCAGTGTTGTGGCGCTCGTGCAGCGCCTGATAATCCATTACATGTGGATCATATCAAACCGCGCTCTAAATTCCCGGAACTGGCTCTAGACATCGATAATTTGCAGGTGTTATGTGAAGACTGTAATATCGGTAAAGGGACCGGAGATAAGACAGATTGGAGACCATGAAAATAGAGTATAGACTTACCGACCGATGGTCTCGGTATAAACGGATCAAGGCTAAAAGAGAGAAGCCTGAAAAATGTTATATATGCGAGAAACCTTTTGACAAACGGATTTTTGCCAAACGGTTTCTTCCGCAATCAATGGACTGTCATCATAAAACCTATGAACGGGAGGGGCGAGAATGGTTAAATGATACCGTATTCATATGCAGGGAATGCCATCTTGGTGATGTTGGCCTACATCAGTTTTATAATAGGCACAGTCCGAATCTACATATAGCCCATACTCTTATGTGGGGCGGCTATCGCTCTTGTCCAAAATTCTTCAGGAGGATTAAAATGACTGGAAAGATTACCAAAAACCTAACACAGGAAGACAAAGACCTGCTTGGGGAAGCATGGTTCATAGCGGAACTTTGTAGTAATCGCACAGGAGAAGACGTTCACGACTGGGTAAATAGGGCTATTAATGTGCTATTTCATCTTGAAGGTAAGGTTTCTCATATTTTTCAAAAGGTAAATTCCAAGGAAATCAACCAAATGTCTGTTCCACTGATTGAAGAAAGTCCGGTTGCTGATCTAGGGACGTATATAATTGTCCAGAATGTTCGGTATGATGTTACGGCATCTATAGTCACTAAGTGGCGTGAGTCTATTTTAGAGCGTGGTGGCCCCTCTCTCTCACAAAAAGAGGCCATTACAGAGATTGAAATTAGGAGGGATATGGATAAAGTTATATATAATCAAAAGAACAGTCCAGATGATGCTATGTCATTTTTAATGTTTGATATAATCAAACGACCACCAACTAAAAAGGGGTGGCTGTTTGATAGATGACAACCGAAGAAGCCCTCCGAAAGCTGGGGATAACTTCTAGGGCTGGTAGGTCTCAATGGAAGACCACCTGCCCAAGGTGTTCCAACAACAGAAAACACAAGCGTGATCCCTGCCTGTCAGTTAAAGTTGATGCGGACGGCTTCGCATTGAATTGCAAAAACTGTGGGTGGGCAGATGGAACACGCAATCAGCGCGATGATCGCAAAATGGTTCGCAGGCAGGGGGATATCGGAGGAAACACTAAGACTTACAGGCGTTTACAGCGGGCGGCATCACCAAAATGGCGATAGTTTCACGGTACTGCCTGACCCCGAGGGGCAGATAGCCGTTTATCCATATCTTCAAGGCACGGAGGAAGTGAATGCGAAATACCGGGCGGCGGGCAAGAGGTTCTATCAGAAACCGAATGGCATCAAATGTTTCTGGAACGCCAATGTGTTGGCAAAACCCTGCCTCAAGGACGGGTCGGTCTCTCTTGTCGTCACGGAAGGCGAGATGGATACGTTATCCTGCATCGAGGCAGGATATCCATATGTTGTATCTGTGCCGGATGGTGCACCACCACCGGTAGTAGGTATCCATGAAGAAGACATTGACCCCGAACACGACACTAAGTTTGGGTACATATTCCATCA